ACGGCTAAATGGGATGGCCTCAGCGGTAACGACCTCGTGATCGAGATTGTAGCCACCAGCGAAGACAACAGCGGTATTTCGTTCGCATTCACTCAACCTACGGGCGGCGCGGCCGATCCTGACATCTCCACCGCTACCGACCAGATAGGCAACGTCTGGGAAACCCTGATTCTGAATTGCTTCAACAAGTCGAATACCACGGCTCTGGATGATCTCCAAACTTTCGGAGAAGGCCGGTGGGGCGCTCTGGTTCGCAAGCCGTTCATCGCCTTCATGGGCAACACCGACGCTGCAGTCGCGACAGCTATCGCGGTTCCAGACGCTCGGAAAACCGACAGGGTTAACGCCCAACTGGTGTCTCCGGGCTCTAATGATCTGCCTTTAGTGGTTGCAGCGCGTCAATTGGCACGCATTGCAGTGATCGCTAACAACAACCCTCCGAGGGACTACGGCAGCCTTGAGGCTACCGGCCTGGTTCCCGGAGACGACGGCGACCAGTGGCTATACGCAGACCGAGACTTGGCGGTTAAAGGTGGAAGCTCCACCATCGAGGTCAAAGACGGCGTGGTGAACCTTTCCGACACGGTGACGTTTTACCACCCAGACGGAGACCCAACGCCTGCGTATCGTTACGTGTGCGACATCGTGAAGCTGCAAAACATCATATTCAATCTGGATTTGATCTTTGCGGTTCCCGAGTGGGATGGAGCTCCTTTGATCCCCGACAACCAGCCAACGGTTAACAGGGACGCGAAACAGCCTAAAGGCGCTAAAGCGGCCGTCGCAGCATTGACGGACAGCTTGGCCCTTAATGCGATCATAAGCGACCCTGAGACGGCCAAGGCCAGTATTGTGGCGGGAATTAACGCCATGAACCCCAAACGGTTGGACTTGTCGGTGACATACCAGCTAAGCGGTAACACCAACATAATCTCGGTCGATTTGGATTTCGGCTTTTACTTTGGCACCACTCCCTTGGTGGCGTAACCTTATAACCACGCCATGAACAGCGGGGATCGGCTCCCGCCTAGATTTTGGAGGACTGAACCATGCCAGCAACAGGCGGAAGCATAGAATCGGTAACTCTCGACGGTCGCAACTTTCCAGTAGCAGCCGATGCCGAGGCCCAACGTAAGCTGGGCGGATTCGAGAACGAAGTACAGGCCAACGGTAACGGCACCGCGCGATTAATTAAAACTCGCGTGCCGCTGTCTATCGACGGGCTAACCATTGAGGTGGACGACGACCGGGGAGACCACGAGTTCCTCCAAGAGTTGTCGAATCGCAACGACTTTTTCCCTGTTGCGATTACCTACGCCAGTGGGGCGACCTACCAAGGCCAAGCACAGATTACTGGAGAGCTTCAAGCAAGCAGCCAGAACGCCACAGCAGCAGTGTCCCTCATGGGTCCGGGCATTCTGACCAAGCAGTAACGAACATGACAAGGGCGACTACGCCGCTCGGGCCGCCCTTCCCTTTGCCTGGCTTTGCCAGGGAGCGGCACCACTTTTTGAAAGGGCAAAACTATGAGCAACGAAGTAGCTAAAGAAGTCGCGGAGAAGGAGTTTGAACGCTTCGCCGAGGAAATGGACCTCGATCTTGATACCTCATCAATGGACGCGGAAGACCTGACAGCGTTCAACAAACAGAAGAACCGGATAATCCGCGCTATCGAGCGGGGCCATCTCGTTATTAACGAGAACGGCGAGGCTGTTTACACCCCCAACAACAACCGATCTAAACACGCAGACCCGATTACCTTTCATGAGCGCACCGGCGCTAGCCTTATGGCTATGGACGGTAAGAAAAAGGGTCACGACGTCGCCAAGACCTACGCGGTCATGGCTGACATGTGTAAGGTTCACCCCAACGTGTTTGCTGGATTGGTGGGGACAGATGTCAAGGTTTGCGAGGCGCTTTTTGCGTTGTTAATGGACTAGTTCAGGTTCCGTTGGTACGGTCGGGGGCGGACTTTAAACACCCTCGGCGGGACCGAGAAGGCCGAAAACTTGGGCATACAGCAGTGCCCGTCTACCGCGAAATGCTGTTGCAGGTGTGCAGGGACTATCCGGGACTTCCCGATCCGCGTACACTAAAAGCCCGAGAGATCAAGTTCTTTTATGAAGGCCTGCGGGCTGAACTGAAAGAACACACCAAACCGAAGGCATAGCGATGGCAGGACGTTTCAGTGTAGAGTCAGTTTTTAAAGCAGTAGACCGGGTAACAGCCCCGGTGTCTCGCATGCAGCAGCGCGTCGGCAAGTTCACGCGCTCGTTCTCTCGCGGCCTCCGCAAAGTAAACCGGGTCATAGACGGGACTGTTCGAGGTATTAAGCGCATAGGAGGGGCAGCTATAAAGTACGGCGCCATCGGTATCGGCGTTGCGTCGGGAGCGGTTGGTCTCCTCGTCAGGGAGTTCTCCAAAGTAGAAGACGCACAAGCCGCCTTCACGCCGTTGCTCGGCGGGGCTGAACGCGCTAAAGAGATGGTCGAAGCCCTCAACGAGACCGCAGCCACCACCCCCTTCCAGTTCGAGAACCTGGCCAGCGCCGCTAACCAATTGCTGCCTGTTATGAACGGCAACATCGAGGAGACTATCCGAACCATGCGCCTGCTAGGCGACACGGCCGGCGGTAATGCTCAAAAACTTGATAGCATCACCCGAGGAGTCACCAAGGCCATGCTCAAGGGTAAGGTAGACATGGAGTCCCTGAACATGATCGCCGAGGCCGGTGTTCCTATTTTCACAGAGTTGGCCGAGTCCATGGGCACTAAGGTGTCCCCAGCTTTCTTTAAGATGATAAGCGCGGGCAAAGTCACCACCAAGGACTTGACCAAGGCTTTCGAGAAGATGACCAGCGAGGGTGGCAAATTCCACAACGGGATGATGATCGCCAGCCAGACCACCAGCGGTATGTGGTCCACGCTTAAAGACAACGTGTCTCTCACTGCCGCAGAGCTAGGGAGCGTTCTGGCGCCTACAATCAAAGAGCTGATACAGCAAGCCACCAAAGCTGCTCAGCGGGTGCGCGAGTGGGTTAAATCCAACCGCGAGCTGATCAACACCAAATTCCTTGAATACGTCGAGATCGCTAAGAGCTTTATCCTCGGTCTGGTGGACGCGTTCAACTGGCTGCGCAAGCACAAAGACACCATTATAAAAGTCACGGCAACGGTGGCCGCCTTGGTCATTGTCCTTAAGCTTTTGGGTGCAGTGATGGCGGTTGTTAACCTGGTCATGATGGCAAACCCCATTGGGTTGATCGTTGTAGCGGTTGCGGCCTTAATCGCCGCTATAGCTGCCGCGATAATTTGGTGGGATGAGATCAAAGCCGCGTTCCTATCCTTGCCGGGGCCTGTGAAAGCTGCTATCGCAGTGTTGACGGGGCCGATAGGCTGGCTGATCGGTGCCGCTTCTTTGATCTATGAGAACTGGGAACCAATCAAGGCATTTTTTGGTGAATTATGGGACGGTGTTGTGGGTATTTTCAACTCAGCAGTGGCCAAGATCATGGCGGTTGTAGACCGGGTTAAAAATGCCGCGTCTACAATTGTCGATACGATCAGCAGCATAGGCAGTGGAGTGGCCGAGTTCTTCGGTTTCGGGGGAGACGAAGAGGACGATGCCGAGCGAATCAAACAGCGCGCGGAAGTCGTAAGCCCTCAAGACCGTACCGCCCGTATGATTGAAGAGCGCCGCACAACCAGTTCTGCCGAAGTGACCATAAGGGACGAGACTAACCGAGCGGAAGTGACCAAGGGCCAACTGGGCACCGGAATTTTCCTTACACCTTCGGGGGCGTTCTAAATGGCGTGGAATGACCGAATAAGAGAGGCCGCGTACACATCCCCTGGGGGTACTCGACGGACGTTCGACTATGAGGACGTACGCCGCACCGTAGACAAGAAAACGACGGCTTTCAACTTCCCGGACGCCGATGGCACCTATGTGCAAGACTTGGGGAATACCGGCAGGCAATACCCTCTGCGGTTGTTTTTCTGGGGTGATAATTACGACCTGGAGGCCGATACCTTCGAGGCCCTATTGCTGGAGAAAGGCGTCGGGAAGCTTGAGCACCCGATGTACGGCGCGATGGATGTGGTCCCCTTCGGGACGATCACTCGCCGGGACGACCTCAAGACTGCGGCCAACCAAGCAGTGCTTGAGGTCACTTTTTGGGAAACGGTAGGGCTGGTTTACCCCACCAGCCAGGCAGACCCGGGTGCTGCCGTAACGCAAGCGGTGGCGGCCTTTAATGAGGCGCTGGCAGAAGAGCTGGACGAATCCCTAGACCTTAGCAGCACCATTGAGCGTATAACTTTTCAAAATGATTACACGGCGCTTCTCGACCTTGCCAAGGGCACCCTGGACTCAATCGCGGCCGTTCAGGATAACGTGCGACAACAGTTCGACGCCATTGTGTCTTCTGTTGAACTCGGGATAGACACCCTAATCGCGGACCCAATGAGTCTGGCGTTTCAGACTTCACTCTTGATCCAGGCGCCCGCAAGGGCTGCGGCTAACATATCGGCGCGGCTAACCGCTTACAGGGATTTGGCAACGTCTTTGATAAGTGGCGCCGGCGCCGTCGTAAGTCCGGGATATGACGGCCGAGAGGCCAACACCTTCCAAGCTCGCAACCTTTACGCGTCGTCTTACGTGACCGGCTCTATCGTCTCGGTAATAAACAACCAATTCGAGACCAAGAACGAAGCACTGACCGCCGCCGAGGAGGTTCTTTCTCAATTTGAAGATGTCGCAGAGTGGAGGGATTTGAACTACGAGTCCCTGAGTGAGATAGACACCGGGAGTGCATACCAGCAACTGCAGGAAGCAGTAGCGCTTACCGCCGGGTTCTTGGTGTTCCTGTCTTTCTCCCTGAAACAGGAAAAGCGCTTGGTAGTGGACCGAGCGCGTACGGTCATCGATCTAGTGGCCGAGTTATACGGCAGCATAGACGACCAACTCGACTTTTTCATAAATTCAAACAGCCTCACCGGCTCCGAGATTCTGGAGTTACCTTCGGGCCGCGAGGTTGTTTACTATGTCTAGTGCGTACACGACCAGGGTAGGGGATACCTTCGCGTCAATAGCCCGTAAGAAGTACGGCGACGAACGGTACGCTTCCAACATCTCATCGGCGAATCCTGGCGTGTCTGAGCCTTTGTTCCCCGGAACAGTAGTCGCGGTGCCATCCCTCCCCGGAGCTCCTGTGGACAGAAGCACCAACGCACCGAGTAACGACGACAACGAAACTGCGATCCTGATCAACGGGCAGCGCTTTAGGTTCTGGTCTTCCGTTCGCATTAATCGAACGCTGGACGCCATGGATACCGTGGAGTTCTCGGCCCCTTTCGACCCGGAGGCGCCTGGGTTTAAAGACACTTTTAGACCTTTTAGCTATAAGTCTTTGAATATCACCGTGGGAGGCGATCCCCTTTTTACAGGCACCCTGATAGGGGTCACTCCTGCACTTGATAACAGCCAGAAGACAATAAATGTCTCCGGATACTCGCTGCCCGGCGTACTTAATGACTGCACCCCACCAGCCTCGGCTTACCCAGTCGAGTTTAATGACGTAGACCTGCAAGCCATTGCGGAAGCTTTGTGCAAGCCCTTCGGTCTGTCCGTACAGTTTGAGGGAGAAGTCGGCGCAGCCTTTGAGCGGGTAGCAGTAGACCCGGGCAATACCGTCCTGTCGTTTTTGTCTGATCTGGCAAGACAGAGGTCGCTGGTTGTTTCAAGTACGGCGGAAGGGGTGCTGCTATTTCAGCAAGCATCGGCTCCGGGGTCCCCCGTGGCGTCATTGTCACAAGGGGCCTCCCCGGTACTCTCGGTGTCTCCTTCTTTCTCTCCTCAGCAGTATTTCAGCCATATAACAGGGCTGGAGCCGGTTCTACTCGGGACTGACGGCTCCCAGTACACCGTAAAGAATCCGCACCTCGCGGGCGTCATTCGCCCTATCACGTTCAAAGCGGGAGACGTACAAGGAGGAGACCTCAAAACCTCGGTCGAAGCTAAACTCGGGCGGATGTATGGCAACATGGCCTCCTATTCGGTGTCGGTCAGTACTTGGCGTGACTCGGGCGGCGTCCTTTGGGCTCCGAATACCACGGTAAGGCTGATAGCTCCGAACGCCATGGTCTACTCGTCATACGAATTCATAGTCAGGGGCGTAAGGTTCGAGCGAGAGGCCGACCAAGAGTCTGCCACCTTGGACTTAGTTCTGCCGGGCTCATTCAGGGGAGAACCACCGGAGGCTTTGCCATGGGACTGATAGGCAAGCTTCTGTCCTTCGTTCGGGTAACGCGCAACACCATCACGGTTAGCGATGTTAAGACAGACCCCGGGGGTGGTCCTAACTTCACCGCCGAGCATTTCGCACCACCAGGGGATGACTCCCAGCCCTTGGCGGGGGATTTTACGTACTCGGCCCCTACGCCCCAGAAGGGTAAGTACGTGGCGGTGGGGTACGTGGACCCCGTTAACACCCCCGTCGCACAGCCCGGAGACAAGCGGATATACGCGCGAGACGCAGATGCAGGGGTCGTCGTCGTTGAGGTATGGCTTAAGAACGACGGGTCTGCAGTATTGAGCAATGACAATGGGTCGGTGACGTTAGGCGCAGACGGGGCTATACTAGGGCAAAATGGCGCGGGTTCCTTTGAGCTACAAGCCGGAGGGGACTTCGTTGTAAATGGCGTCACAATTGCGGCAGACGGTTCGGTTACGATACCCAGCAGCCTGACGCTAAACGGCAAAGAGATCGCGGAACATACACACTCACAGGCTAACGACTCAGGCGGAAACACTGAACAAGATACGGGGCCAAACAACTAATGGTAGACCAGCAAGGCGACGTTTTACTCTATCAATCCAACGACAACGGAGAAATCAACTCCGTAGCCGGTGTAATCGAGATGTCAGGCGGTCTGGAGACTGCGGCCTACCTGTCGATGTTTGGAGGGAACGAACAGGACGACGGCCGGCAAGACAACCCACTCCAGTGGTGGGGGAACCTTGACGAAACAGAGTCCGCGAGGCAAATACGCAGCGAAACGCAGTACTTGTTGAGGTCTATCCCGTCGATTCCTGCTAACCTCCGACGGATAGAAGACGCCGCCAAGCGCGACCTTGCTTGGTTCGAGTCGGCTGGCGTTGCCAGCTCTATTGACGTGTCGGCTAGTATGCCCGGCTTAAACAAGGTTCGGCTCGTAGTCACTTTAAACGGAGACCAGGAGCTCGAATTCGTAGAGAATTGGAAGGCAGACCTATGAGCTTGACCACGCCAACAACGAAAGAGATCAGCGACAACATCGTCGCTCAGCTTGAAGCGTCCCTAAACCAGACAATACCCCTGCTGCCTAAAGCCTTTTTGCGTGTTTTAGCCAAAGCCCTAGCCGGTGTTTTCGTGCTGCTGTACAAGTACGGCGGCTTCATGTTCCTGCAAATATTTGTCCGTACAGCCAGTAACAGCCAGACAGAGATCAACGGTGTGCTTACCACCCCCCTGCTTGAATGGGGGCGGCTCATTGGCGTAGGCGACCCGGCCTCGGCTGTGCAAGCTGAGCTAACCATACAAATTACCGTCGAGAACCAGACGGGGGCGCTCCCTGCTAACACACAGCTGATCGGGCCAGATAATGGCGTGACGTACATAACATTGGCCGCTGTTGCGCTGAATGCGCCAACAAAGACTGCTACTGTGCGTGCGGTTGCCGATCAATCCGGTGGAGGGGGTGCGGGGGCTGTCGGCAATTTGGACCCTGGCGCAACGCTGTCTTTCGCTAACCCGTTAGCCAACGTTAGCCGAAACGTGAGTGTAACGGCTCAAACGGTAACAGGCGCCAACGCCGAGAGCACCGATGCGTACCGCCAACGCGTGATCGACAGGTTCCAGAAGCGCCCACAAGGCGGAGCGTATTCAGATTACGAGCTTTGGGGGGAAGAGCCAGCGGGCGTCCTCAATGTGTATCCGTACACCAGTGACTGCCCCGGACAGGTAGACGTGTACGTCGAGGCTACTGTTGAAAGTTCCGGGAGTCCCGATGGTATTCCTACAGCTGCCCAACTGCAGGCGGTTCTTGATTCTATTGAAATGGATAGCATCGGCCTTGCGTCACGACGGCCGGCCAATGCCTTGGTTAACACTTTCCCCATAACTCGTACTGCCTTTATCGTCACTGTTACGGCGTTGGACGTTGCCGACTTAGCGCAGGTTCAATCTGACATCACCGAGGCGGTGCAAGAGTATTTCACTGGGAGGGAGCCGTATATCCTCGGGTTGTCTGTCCCCCCACGTAAAGACCGGATAACACG